CACGAGCGGCTGCGCGCCTGCGGCCCCCATCGGTGAACCCGCCGCCAGCGTGGCCCTCCTTTATCCATGCCAACGCTCGCCTCGCCTCGGCCCTAACACCCTCCGGCGGACTGAACCCTTCGCCGTCGGCAGCACGCTGCTCCATATGCAACTCCACTAGATCATCCCTGCCAGGTCACCTGAGTCATTGTTCATCAGAATAGCTCAGTACATGAGAATCAACTTTGAACACCACTCGTCGCGCCCACCTGTCCTGAAGGCGCGGCGTGGGCTTCGGCGGTATTTCGTAACCAGGCTTTTCCCATCGGCATGATCCAACAACGAGGGAATGCTGTACGCAATCTGGTACGAATTACGCAAGGACCAGGAGCTAAGCGCCGAATCGACCGCGCCTTTTCGGCCTCTCAGAAACTCAATCATGGGAGACAGGATGTCCCCTCGCACGGCGAGGGCGACGGCATGAAAAACGCCACCCTGGGTTACGGCCCAGTGGGCATTCATGCCCTCGGGGCTTTCCAATAGCGCCCTGGTCAGGCTATCTCCGATATACCCCCCGCCGAGGTAGAGGGACACAATCGGCGCGGGGGCTGCCGCCAGGGCCCCTTCCAACTGCTGGCGGAAGGCGTCCACCGGAACGGCATCGTCCTCAAGGTTGAGATTCCACTCTGCGGAGGATTGAGCGTGCCGCTGCCAGGCGGCGACGTGGTTTTGAGTGCAACCCAGGGAGCCGTCGTCAACTGTCAGGAAGTTGGCATCAACCGACTCCGCGAGTCGTGTTCCCATTTCTTCGCGGCGAATGTCAGAAACGACACCGATGCTAATCGTCAAAGTAGTCAAGACTATCGTCGGTTGAACCAAGGACCAGCAGCGCTAGGGCTTAGAGGACTCCCAATCCCGCAATCCCTGCCACGCCGATCCAGATAAGTCCCCAACTCACTCGACCAGCCCCCTGAGCCGGTCCGGGCGAAAGCCCGCCCAGTGATCCTCGCCGTCGCCGACCACCACCACCGGGGCCTGCTTGTAACCCAGCCCGGTGACGTAGGCGTGCGCCTCGGGGTCCTTGGTCACGTCCACCGTGTCGTGCTCGACGCCCTGCTTGTCCAACTGCTTCTTGGTCATGGTGCACTGCACGCAGCCGGGTTGGGTGTAGACGGTGACGGTACGGGACATGTCACTGTCCGTTTTCCGGACAAGTTAGAACCCTGATCTCGTCCGCGGTGCTGGCAGCCCTGTACTGCTGATAGCGGAGCCGATTCCTGGCCGTGACTTTACGGTCAGCGCTGGTGAGATGATCCCCGCTTCCGCCCGACAGGTGGTAGAGGTGGTAGGCGGCCCCGTCAACCCAGCGTGTCGGCCCACTGCATATCTCGAAAGCCACCTTCATCGCATCGTCGTCATACCACGCACCCTCAAAACGCTCGTCGTATCCACCAACGAGGTCGTATGTTCCGCGGGACACGACATTGATCGCACCAATACTGCCCCGGTAGCCACGAATCGGCGTGGCGAGACAGTCGTAAGGGTCCGCGGCGAACGCACGAACCAAGCGCGAATCCCTTTCGCCCAAGGCGCGAAACTCGGAGAAGGGGATGACCAGGCCGGGTTGGCTCAAGGCGAGGTCCACGGCAAGCTCAATGGCCTCCGGTCGGATAAGCATGTCCGACTCGGTGAACACATAGACATCGGCATCAACCAATTCAACGCCCTGGTTGTATGCCGCGCTGCGGCAGAACGGTTCACTGCCGCGGCGGCCATCACCGACAACAATTGGCCGGTAGCCGCCCTGGCGCCAATCGACAAGCACTCGCTCAAGGTTCTGCTCTCGCAGCGGATCATTCCCCCTGGATCGGAACGGAATGATGACGGCAACAGAGGCGCTCACGACTGCCCCGACAAATACCTCTGTGCGACTTCCGCGTAACGGCTGCGCCAGTCGCCTTCCTGCTGCTCAGTCAAATTCTGCGGCCCGAAGCCCAGGTGTGACACGGTGAAGCCCCGCATGATCGCCCTGGGCAACATGTTTACTGCGCCTTCATCGCCAACCCTGCTGAAGGGTTTCCAGAATCGGCCGGCAATCTCCGATGGAGCACGAGAGCCCAGTCTGGCGGCAACCCTGCACAGAACCGACCAGTGCATCCCGATAAGGTTGATCGAAAGCCAATCCTCGGTCGGAACCATGCTCACCGGCTGTCCCAGAAGATCGGCCCAATTTTTCAGAAAATACTCGTGCGCCATTGTCGCGTAGTCATTGCTTTCATGAACGTCGAGCAGCGGGATGTCCAGATCGGTAAATCCCTTCCATAGCTCAGGATTGAGCGGCGTACAGTCACCGGTGTTGACGATATTCGCGCTCACAACGACATCGGGATTTACCTCTATCGCGTCAAGAAAGGTACCGAACCGCGCGGTCTCAAGGAACACAACGTCATCGTCGATCTTGACAAAACGGTATCTAGCAAAACGCGAATGGGTGTAGTGATCCCACACTCGGTTCAGGTATCGGTAGGCCCCCCGGCCTGAGCTGATCTTGCATGGAACAATACGCTCGCCCGAGATGGTGTCGATGTAGTCAGAGTCGGTCGATAACCTGGCGAGGTTCCACAAATGAAACTCGACATTCGGATGATCGTCTAGGATTCTCCGGATCAGCGGGAGGTTGACCGAGAGGTTTCCCCGGCGACCGGCGAACATGAAAAAGATCGTTGGCTCTTCCATGATCTAGTCGAGGCCACCAGACAGCGATATTGCCGCCGCGGGTCCATACAGCCTCTCCATGGCGCGAGCTTCGTCCGCGGTCATCACGCCGTTGCGGATGAGAACTTCGTAGGCACGCGCCCTGTCGACAAGGCCCGGGCGCGTGTAGTCATCGCGGTTGAGTTCCACAGATTCGCCCCGCGTCAACGCCCATGACCCAAGAGCAGACATAACGGCGTTGGCCTTGGGGCGCAGGCTTGACCGATCGTGGAAGTCAAACAACGATTCCACATTTGAATAGGTGATCGACCCGCCCGACGCGGCGGCCAGGCCGAGCAGGAACGGCGGCACGCCGAGAAGAACAGCAACCCTGGCCTCGTTGAAGTGGGTCAGCTCAAGAAGGGCCATGTCCTCGGCGCTCATGGTCTTGGTCTGATTGAGCGTTGCACCACCAGACACGATTGCCGGATACCCCGCATATTTCGCCCTGGACTCAATCCACCGATCAAGCAGATCCCTACCCTCGCCCTCGGTGATGTTGCGCTCCAGGCCCAGCCAGTACATCGGCGTTCCGCCGGTTTCGGCCAGACTGTCGGCATACTTCTGAAGCAGGCGAATGGCGACCTGCCGTGCCCCGGCAACGTCAAGCGGCCCAATCCCGCGGGCGCTATCCGTCGTTGAGGCGTACCGGATATGCAAAATCTCCCCGGTGACATCACTGCTACCCAGCCTGTACTCTCTGCGGCCCCCCTGCATCTCGACATTGATCAGCCACGGAGGAATGATCCGGAAGTTGGTCGGCAGCCCGGCCGCGCTGGTTGCCATTGGCAGGACAAATGCCTCACCCAGGTGATAGTCCCAGAACAGTTGCTTGGCGAACTCCTGCCAAGACGTGTAGATCGTTGGATCGGGATTTGCCATCCACGATGCCGGCTGAGTGATCACACCATTACGCAAACGGTAGACCGGCATCGACGCGAGAACTGACGAGTTGAGGTCAATTGCAGCCCAGGCAGCATCAACAACCCGGCTCATCGCCCCGCCGCTGCCCCTGCCGCCGGCAATGTGCCAGCCGGGAGCCCCCCACTCTGCCGGGTACCCGGACCACGGCGACGGTGCTATCCAGGGAAGCGCACGGCTCTCAAAGGGCGCGTTAAGTCCACTGATGTCCACCATATCGGGGTCGCCGGGGGTGTAATCCGGGCCGGGATTCCCATTAGCAATAATGTCGGTGTTGACTCCAAAGAGTCTTGTCCAGAACGAAATGGGGTCACCTCCCTATCTATCAGGATTCTAGGTCACATCAGCACTGGCATGGGCATCCGTTTTAAGCCCCAACGGTAAACTTCACCAGCGCAGGCTACCGCCGGGGTGATGTCAGCGGTGTACCCACGCCGGTCAAATACTTCCGCCTCGCCGGTCATCCAGTAGCGGGTCCGCGCCATCACCATTGCGGTGTCGAGCTCCGGCTGCCCGACATGAACAATGGTCCCAGCTTTGATTGCCTCCTGAAACGCTGCATACGCAGCAGCCATATCTGTCGTGCTGAGCCTGGTGTACGCAATACCCGCCTTGGTCAGGTCGGGTTCGATAGCGCGAGCGGCGCCCGACGTAATCGCCACGTCAACGATATTCTTTTCCTCGACCAGCTTGCGGATTCGCGGAACTACCTCGCCTGACCGCTTCACCGGGAAGGCCAATACAACAGTGCGCCCCTCTGAATCTTCCCCGGCTACAGAAATGCAGCAGTTACGGCGATTCGGTGATATGTCAGCAACCAGGGCAACCGGGCCAGGCTGCTCAGCGGCAGGGTCTGCCAGGGTTGCCCACTGCTTGATATCAAAGACCGACGCATCTTCAGATGTTCCCCATATACCCAGCGCTTCACGCCGGAACCCGTCATCGTCAAGGCGGCGGCGAAGTCGCCGAATCGAAACAACCGGGGTCCGCTTCGGGCAGGACGGGTTGGCTTTCATCCACTCGTTGACATCATCTATGTCACCGTCGTCGCTGGCCCCGCACTCAATCCACACCAGATCGGTCGATTCGCCAGCCATTGCTTCCTGGCGCATCAACGAGAACATCTCTGCATTGTCACCAGGCTTGGGCGGCGTTCCACAGTAGATGTGGAGGCCGAGCCGGGAGGTGTTCATTGTTGCGAGCATGTCCTGCATCGCCCTCTGGGACAGAATCTGAGCCTCGTCGGAAACAAGCACGTCCACGCCGGGGATTCCACGGCCGAACCCGCGCTCTCGCGCGCCGAACAGAATCCTTGAGCC